AAAGAAGTTTTGCATAAAATCAAAAAAGAAACTACTTTAGATGTTGATATTTGGGCTGCAAGAAGTGTAGCACAAGTGTTTGACAGATTAGGTGTGGAGTATCCAAGAACTGCAAAATCTGATGAACCATCTTTCACTACTAACTGGTTACAGAACTGTGAGCATCCTATAGCTGGCCTTGTTAGAGAAGCTAGAGAAATAAATAAGTTTCATTCGACATTTATAGATTCAATACAAAGATATGTTCACAAGGGTAGAATACACGCAGAGATAAACCAATTGAGATCAGATCAAGGTGGAACTGTGTCAGGTAGATTATCCTATGCAAATCCAAATCTTCAACAAATACCTGCGAGAAATAAAGAATACGGTAACAAAATAAGGTCTCTCTTTCTTCCAGAGGAGGGCAGACAATGGGGTTCATTTGATTATTCACAGCAGGAGCCTCGATTGGTAGCACACTACTCAGCGTCTATTGGAGAGCGTCTTGATGGATCTGATGAGTTTATTCAAGCTTATGCAGACGAATCAGCAGACTTTCATCAAATTGTAGCTGACATGGCTGGAATATCTAGAACTCAAGCCAAGACAATTAATCTTGGTTTATTCTATGGAATGGGTAAAGCAAAATTATCTAAGGAACTCGGTATCGATAAAGATAAAGCAGAGATCCTTTTAAATAAATATAATTCAAGAGTACCCTTTGTAAAAAAATTAGCAGCAGCTGTAACACAATCGGCTAGTAAGTTTGGTTTTATTAGAACTATAAAAGGTCGTAAATGTAGATTTGATAAATGGGAACCAGCCACTTTCGGTATGAATCAAGCTATGGATTACAATGAAGCTAAAGCTAATTATGGAAATAACATACGTAGAGCATTTACTTACAAAGCTTTAAATAGATTAATACAGGGTTCAGCTGCAGATCAAGCTAAGCAAGCTATGATAGATTGTTATAAAGCTGGTCATTTACCATTATTACAAATTCATGATGAACTTTGTTTTAGTATTGGAAAAGATAAAGACATAAATACTATAAAAGATAAAATGGAAAATGCAGTTGAAAATTTAAAAGTCCCTTTCAAATGTGATGTGGCTTTAGGTAAATCTTGGGGAGAAGCAAAAGATGAATGATGATTATAATAGTGGCGGAGCTTATAAAGCTATGTTAAAAATATTTAGAGAAGCTAAATTAGAAATGGAAAAAGAAAAATATATACCTAAACCTGAACACCAATGTATGAGATGTAAAGACTTACGAGAAGTTTGGGTATGGAAAGACACAAGTGAATCTGAAAAGATTAGAGTAGACTGCCCAATGTGCACTATACAACGGCCACCGCAAGAACTTAGAGATTTAGGAATTATCTAGGTTTCTTTTTTGGTAAGAGATTTTGTTCTTTTATAGTTTGCCCACTTACAATTGAATGTTTTGAGTCCGCTTTCAGTAAGTATTTTAATAATGTGGCCTCGCTCGGTTGATTCAACATAGTGCCTAATATAGTTAGGAATATCAGCATAAGAGTCTCCTTTTTTTTGAGGCATAGATAACCTGTCTTATAAATGATTTTTTTATAGGTTGCTAGTATTTTTTTACTAGCTATTTAGAAGACTTTGAGATGCATCAAGAACGCTTTGTTCATTGATTCTTTTCTTTAAGTCTTTGATCTTTATATCGATCCACTTCATGTCAGTCGTCACTCTACCCTGTGATAACGCTTGACTTGCCCATTTGGACTCCAACTGAAGCTTCTCCGATATTAGCATTTGTAGTGCCATTTTTTAGCTCCTCATATGTAATGAAGACTCTAGTTTTATTATAGAAATCTTCATCTTGTGCTTTGATTTCACCATTGGTCAGTTTTTTTTCGAACTGTTGTAAAGCCAAAACATCGTTGTCAGCCTTAATTATCCCATTATAATACTTTCCTTCTGATCGTATCTGAACGCGATAACTTTTCATAAGATAGTATATAACAATATATGGTAGGAATACAACCCTATGTACCTACAGCTGGTGTGCAAGTATATTTAGTGGCTAGTCGATTAGATTCTACTACATCTTGTGGGATTGAAGTAATTAAACCTTTAGACTCATCAAAAGCTTTAACTGTGCATTCCGCCCAAGAATTTAAAGTATTGGGATAAGTTACACCTGGAGCACAAGTAAAATCCACAAAAGAACAAATATAAATAGTCAAAATAAATTTCATAATATCCCATTTAGTCCTTGCATTTAATATTAAAGTAAGTATAAATCCAAGGCAACAATAGGAGTATATCATGGAAGACAATGACAAAAAACCAAGTACACTTGAAAAGGTGGTAGAAAACTTAACGCACCCTACTACTAATATCAGAGAGGTAAATTTTAAAAATTCACCTAACGATATTGTACAAACGTTAGGTGCTGACACTGATGCAATCCTAATCACTTATGAAAGAGACAAAGGAGAACTTAAACTTTATCACAATGGTGTTGAAGTAGACAAAGCTGTTTTTGCTAGACAAATAAAAGCAGAAACAGGTTTCTATGCCTTGTTTGATTTCATACAAGATAAATTTAAATCTTGGAGGGATGCATGGGTCAATTAACACTCAAGTCAAGCTCACACTTGTTTAAAAAGTGGGTTATGGAAATGGATGACATCTTGAGCAAAACACATACACATAATGTAATGGGTGATGCCACAAAACAAGACTCTGAACATTTCAAAGAACAAAGGGGAAGATTATCTTCTACAAAAGTAGATGTATATTCAGCGCCTGTATATCCTGTGAATGAATGGTTGGCTACAGATCTTATAGAAGATGAAATTGAATGTAGGACCTATGAACAGGATTTAAATAAAGCAGATGGAGATGCCCAAAGATGATGAAGCAATTTGGATATTTCTGTTTGTTAATCGTAATGTTATTAATACCACCAAAGCTATTTCTGTTTATAATAGCTGGGTTGTATTATTTTATAATGTATTAGGAGGACACATGAAAACAATAACAACAATAGCAATACTTTTATTTCTAACAGGTTGTAGTTATACAATGAAGTTAGGTAAAAAGTGTACACCAGGACATGACGAGTGGTCATATGTTTGGTTTATAGAAAAGGATGGTAACAATGTCAGTAAAAAAAATTGCACCAAATAAAGATTGGCGAGAGAAAAGAATCGAAGCCATTAATAGACAAACGAATAAATTTAACGGTATGAGATCTGTGGCCGAATACTATGCAGATGAACATCTTCAAATTATTCAAAGTAAATGTAAAACCAAAGGAGAGTATAAAATATGGACACGAGAAAATGGAAAAGTGTAGCTGTAGATATAGAGAACTATAAAATTATTACAGCTATGGGCGAGAAAGGTTTTAGAAGACCAGGGGCTATGATTGCAAAACTTGTAGACTCTGAACTTAAAACTATCGCTAAAAAAACAGGCAAAACAGTTGATAAACTGAGATCTGATCTCCTTGTGCAAGGAGGACGTAAACTCAATGGACGATAGTAGTGGCAAGAAAACAAGCAATGAAAAGATAACAATTGAGATAGACGAGTCTACAAAAGGTAAGACCCATACTATGGCGATAGAACTAGCGCTTACATTAAGCAAACAGTTAGAACCGTGGAAAAGGCATGTAAAAGGGCTCACAATAAAGAAAAACAATAGAATTTTTAAAAAAGTATCTTAAACAACATATTGTGTGGCAGGTATAAGAAAACACTTGATCTTGTGCCTGCCATTTGTTACAGATCACCTGTATTCCTCATAACCTAATGAAAAGTAGAGGTTTCAATCTACTTAGATTACCGAACAGCGAACAATTTTTTTTATTAATTTAAAAGGAGATTGTTTTGGCAGAAAAGAAGCGAAAACCATTAGAAGATGTATTAGATCAAGGGTTAGAGAAGTTAGTGATGTCATGTCCTAATAAAAAAACCTATGATGAGATTACATCAATAATGTTTCAGCTTTATAATGGTAATGATTATGGTATGGGGAACTTTAGCTTACAGTTTATAAGTAAAATTGACCAAGCTTGGCGAAAGGGACGAAAACAAACTGCAAAAAATTTGGGATTGTCTTTAGTTAAGAATGTGTAGCCACCAGTTTCTATATCCATATCATTGTCTTTCCAAAACTGGTGGTTATGCTGATGAGTTTATTTGATTATAGTTTAAATGATGTAGCTCAAATGGATGGTCTAGAAAGAACCCTATTCATGAACGAAGTCTTTGCAGACTACGAAGCCTCCAAGGGTCTCCGACAAAGTAAAATGGAGAAATTTTATCTTGAGTTACTCAAACAACTTATTAAAGATTATGGGAATTAATGTTGCTACAGAAATATTAAAAACTCCTCAATCATCAGAATCTAGACTCTATCAAGCTATAGTAGTCCAAGCCTTTGAAGACTGCTTATATACATTGGGTGGTAAGAACGAAGCTTACAATAAAAAAGAAGCTCATGAATGGTTCATGGGTAACAATGCAGATTTCAGATTAATTTGTGATTTAGCAAATTTAGATGCTGATCATGTACACTCTAGATACAAATGGTGTTTAAACAATAAAGTGATTGTTTTTACAGAAATCCAATGTTATTGGATCGAGTATAAAAATGAATATAAAAAATACCGAGGTGTTGATACAAAGGAAGAAAGACGTACAATCAAAGAAAGAATCGATCAAATTCGATATAAATTAAAATTAAGGGATAAAAAGAAGAAATGAAAGAAATAGTCATTAGTTTATTGATTTTAGCTTCCTCTAATAATATAGAAACTCTTGATATAACCATTTACGAGAGCTGTTATTCATGGTATCAGAACAATGTAGCCATGACAGAAAAAAGAACACCATTATTTAGTACAAGATCATTCCATACCTATAAAAACAAAAGGGTAGTAGGTTACATTTGTAATCATAAGGAGCCTTTTAGTGAGCATTAGAAAAGAATTTTGTGCAAAATTGAGAATTAATTGGGAGAGAACCCTTTATTTCTGGCTTTCTGTGTTTTGGGGATTTATATTATATGGCACGTACAGCGCTTTCATTTAAAATAGACGAAGCTAGCAGAGATTATTGGAAAACTAAAGACCCTAAATATAAAAAAGAATGGTACAGACTCATAAAAGTATTTGCTAATGCGAGACGAAAAATTAAAAAAAATACATAATCATATTAACTATAATAAAGAATTTTTTATTGGTTCTTATAAGATGGACGAAGAACTTATCAATGCTATTTTGCAATGGAAAACGGATAATGGCCATTTAGGTAAAAAAACCGTTTTAAATAATGACCCAACATCCAAATCTCCGTCTAAAGTTTGTACTGAGTGGAGTATAGAGAATAATAATCGATTCTACCCTTGGAACTTATATGTTGAGGCCTTAAGAAGTTGTTTTGCTGAATATTTTAAAATATATGATAATGCTAAAACCATGGGTTTACCTTTATCCATTGAACATTATAACTTGCAGCATTATAAACCTGGCGAGGGTTTTTATTTATGGCATAAAGAGAATAATGGCTTTGGTAAAAGTGTTTTTAGACATTTGGTTTATATGACTTATTTAACCGATACGCCTAATGGTGGTACGGAGTTTCAAGAGCAAAATCTTACGGTGCCCTGTGAAAAGGGTGTGACTTTAATTTGGCCTGCAGGTTGGACTCATACTCATAGAGGTCAAATTTCTAATATACATGAAAAGACTATTGTGACAGGATGGTTAAGTTTCTTACCCGAAGAAAAGCCAGGCAAAGATCACGGAACAAGTTAAAGCTGTTAAAATAAAAAAGGTAAAATCGTCAAAATTCATAATCTTAAGTGTGGTGAGATTAAGTGAAACTTATTTTAACCTGGGGGAAAAAATATCGAGAGAGCACCTAACCCCACCGACTTCACTTATGTCATTGTTCCTCCAATCTGTCTACAGTATATATGGAAAACGGATAACGGACAACGAAAAAAGGGCGCTTCAGTCTCCCTCCACGCCCTAAAGATAACAAGAAATGATGTTATATAACGCTGTGATTGTATAGTATTCGTACGTCTAAATCAACGAATTCGTCCGTCTAAACGCACGAAGTTAAAAAATCTACTATATAGATTATCTAGACCTCTATGCACTTTTTTTAGTCAGAGGTCAAAAGTGGTGTATCTGGTGTATCTGATGATTATTATTGTTATATACCAACACTTATAATCGATTTTAAGGTGTATCTGTAGGTGTATCCGTGGTGTATCTGGATACACCACAATATCAAAACTTCCTTGCGTAGTGTAAAAATGTTGATTTGGGTAATCTAGTCGGGGGTTAAAATAATCTATATAATAAAAAATAGATGGGCGGCAAAACTTGAGACTTATAGATCTCAATAACGTCCATCCCGAATTAAATTATGACAGTAGTTGTTAGAGGTATAAAATTATTATCAAAGACCAAATTGGGTAGAAAAGCCCTATCAACAGCTGAGAGAGCTGTGAGAAAAGCTGCAAGTAGAAAAAGAGCTAGGCAATCTACTAAGTCTGTTGATAAATATAGTATTAAGGCAGGAGCTGCAGGTTCAAAAGGCCCTGTTCCTTTAAAGAAACAATCATTACAGAAAAGCACCCTAAGTGGTAGAACTTATTCAATATCTAATAATAAACTTAGTGCAAAAACAATGCTTGATATTGGTGGTGGTTATGGAACTACCTCAACAGCAAGATTTCAAGATTCTGTAAAGGACTTGATTGGTTTAGATAAGCTAAGTATAAGAAAAGCATTCAAAAGAGGAAGAAGAGGTAAAAAATAATGAAATCAGGAAAATATTTAGCAGGAGGATTGATAAAAGGAACTGGTGGCAAAGCCATTAAAGCTTTTATGAAGTCTGATTTATATAAAAATCTTAAAAGCGATATGATAAAAAAAGTTAATAAAATGTACAGCACTACTACTGGTAGTGACCCTAGAGCACCTTTCTTAAAAGGTCTCAAAAAATTAGATGTTAAAGGTCAAAAAGCTGACATAATAAATAAGGCGTTATCATTTACTGGTGAGTCAGTAAAAAAAGTACCAAGAAGTATTCAGGCATCTTTAAAAAGAGGTGCAAGAAATATACGTAAATATAGAAAAAAATTAGATCGCGAGGGAGATGCTTATCTTAAAAAAGGAGAGCGATTGCTAAGAGGAAAGAAAGATAACTAATGAAAAATCAATATAGAAAAATGTTTTTAGGTGGTTTACTTAGAACAGGTATTAAAAGTGCTTATAAAGAATTGAGAAAGAGTGGGGGAAGAAGCTCTAGAGAAATTATGAAAACAGAAAAGGTTGATAGAAAGACTGCTAAATCTGATGTGAAATTTGGAATTAAAAATATCTTAAAAGGTAGACTTAAAGGCTTACAGGATAAATTACAAAGAAGATCCATCATTAGTGATATTAATAAATTAAATAAATAATTATGGCATTAAAAGCAAAGGCACTTAGAACTATAGATGACTTAACTCCAAAGCAAAGAAAGTTTGTAGATATACTTGTTGCGAACTGGGGTGAGATAACAAAAGCCGAAGCTTGTAAAAGAGCTGGGTATGAGGCAAAGAACGATAAGAATTTTTCCGATATAGGAAGCCGACTAACTTTAAGACGACACAATCCACACGTAGTCAAATACATGGATCAACAGCTTGAGAAAGCTAGGGCCAAGTATGAGAAAGATAGACTGCGTAGATACAAAAGATTAGAAAAATATGCTGATCATGCATTTTCTGACAAGCAATATGCATCAGCTATAAATGCTGAATATAGATCGGGGCAATTAGCTGGTTTGTATGTAGATAAGAAAGAAGTAAAAGTATCAGGATTGGAGGGTATGTCACGTGCAGAGCTTGAAAAGAAACTCACAGAGCTTTCAAACAAGATCGATGGCTTCAACGCCAAAACGATCGAAGTTGAGCCAGAGACAAAAAAATTATCTCAAGAGTCATAATTGGACTTCCTTTATAACTATTTTTAATGAGGTTCATAATCCTGACCTTAAAGTAAACTTAGGTGCTATAAATGTTAAGACGGAAGAAAAGTAAATATAAACAAGCTGTTGTTGGTGATAAAAAATATTATTACTACAGGATATATTGGTTAGATCCGTGCGGTGACGCTGGTCATGCAGAATCTAGTGAAGTAAAAAAACTTAAACCTGCAAAGATGATTACACACGCTTTTATTTTCGCAAAAGACAATAAACATGTATGGACATTTGCTTCTTATGATACAGAATCAGCAGTGTTCTCCGACAGGAATGTACTACTTAGATCCAGCGTTACGAAGATGGAAAGAGTATTAAACCGATCTGAATAATTTATGAAGAAGCGCGAGTCTAAACTCTGGCAAAGAATAAAAAAACATATAACAAAACCTCATTTAATCCGTGTAGAATCTAATACTATCAATGGTATTCCTGATATAAATGGCTGCTGGAGTGGTAAAGAATTTTGGATTGAACTTAAATCGGACAAGGTAGGATATCCTAAGCTATCTAAATGGCAAATTAGTTGGATTAATAAACGAATCAAACACGGTGGTATAGTTATCATCTGCAATGAGACCCTCTTGGAGAAGAGTTTGAAACTGTACAGACCGTTGTCCGCGATCACTGATCCTCGTTTACTGAAACCTCGTTGCTCGTTCTCGTTTCCCGTACAATGGCCCGCGGTGCAGCGTGCACTCTGGAGGCTCCTGCAGCTGGATCCTGAAGCTCGTTCTCGTTCCCGTGACGAAGATCAACGGATCGAGGAAGAACTAGTAAGGGGGTCTGGCAGCGTAACGTCAGAGGACTTTAAAGAACTTTAATTCTCGTGTATTCTCGTTCTCGGGGGCCAACTTTTCTATCATTGTTTTCCGTTGAGCCCCCTTCAGGAGCTGGTGCAGCACAGTCCTCGTTCTCGTTTATTTAAGCTCGTTCTCGTTTAACGAATCGGTAATAATTGTGTACCTGCAGCTACAGCTTCATGGGTGTCCAGAGCTGGTACAAAAATGTACCTGAACTTTCTTCTTGACTTATCTCCCATCTGGTCTTATATACATATCGACCCTGAAGAGATTCAGAGTTATTACGGCGGGCCTCCGAATAAATAGGGGTAAAGCCATACAACGTTAATAGCGTTGGTATCGTAAGAGGCCCGTTAACAACGAACAAAAGGATAAACAATGAAGACACATTTAATTAAGGATGACGGTACGGTGACCGTGGTAGAAGGAAAGATTAAGGATCTCAGTGCAATGCAGGGCCTCGTTAAGGGACCAATTGAAATCGTTAACGCAGCAATGCCTGCAGCGTCACAGGAGCTGCCTGCAGCGGTAGCACTTAAGGAAATGGTAGTGAATGAGGAAGGTCTCTTCAACAACTCGTTTAAAACAAATGAGAAAGCGCGTAAGCTGATTGCCGATGGTATGAAGGTGCCGCTGGACAACATACAGGACATCCGTGGTGACGTATTCGTAACTGACGGATGGAGGATTGCGTAGTGCTCTCGTTATTTATACTGACGTTGCTCGTTTGGCCTCGTTTCATGCTGCCCCTGCTGGGGCTGCTAATTCTGACGGGGGCTGGGATCTGGTAGATGGCACTGCTCGTTCTCGTTAGAAAAGGATTTAGTTTAGAACTATTCTTAAGTACACAGGTGGCACCTTCAGCTTCTGGACACAACAAGTTCTGTAAGAGAATTTTTTATTTGACTTTATCGTGGGATATGATAAGACAATGGAGAAAGATAACAAAAGGAGAAAACAATGGGACTAGATCAATACGCACACGTAAGAAACAAGGAGATAGACTTTAAAAAAGTTTATTCAGATAACTACGAACCAACAATAGATGGTTTCGTTTGGAGAAAGCATTCAAGGTTGCAGACCTTTATGCAAGAAAAGTTTGCTGAACTTAACCCACAAGCTGACGCTATGAATGGTGACGACGAACTCGTACTAACGAAAGAAATGGTAATGGAGTTACGTAAAGAAGTAGACAGCGATTTTAGAAACTCGTTTTGTAGCGGTGGCTTTTTTTGGGGACACCAGTTTCAAGAGGAAGCAGTCAGGGAATATTCCGAAAGAGATAGTCAGTTCTGCGATTGGGCTTTGGCACAAATGGAAAAAGGTGAAGAGGTTGTCTATCATTGCTCGTGGTAAATCTTGCGTTGGTAATAATGTCGTTATTTAAAAAGAATAGGGGGTAAGCTGTGGGGTTTCTAATTTGGTTTTCACCAGCAATAATTATCTACATTTTATTATTGATGGAAGTAATTAGTTTAGGTTCTGTTTTTAGTTTGTTCTAGTTTTGTCTGTGGACGACCCATTATGAACAGACCCAAAATGAACACAAAGTTGTTGAAGTCAATGTGGGATATGATAAGACAGGCTATTACTTAACACTAACAAAAGGAAAACAATGAGTAATGCAATAAAGAAGCTAAAGACAGATGAGAAAAAAATCATAATGTCTTATGCTATTAATAAACTGCAACTTAATCGTTTATCTAAAGAGTTAGACAAG